GTCTTCAAAGGCGTTTAGTAAGTCGTCAGCGTCTATTTCAAGTATCTCTAAGATAAGTATCTCATCGTTTTCCCTGACGAACTGTTCCTTGTATTCCTCAAATGTTAGTGACATATCTTATCTCTCACATACCTAAGTAGCTCATTACTTGTTTTAACAGTGAAGCAAGGAAAGCCTTCTTTCTCACACCACTGACTCATTGTCATCTTACTACCTTTACGTACTTTTGTCAAGGGGTTGGACAACACAAAGACTAACTCCCACTCTGGCATAGAGTCTCTGATAGCCTTGTACTTCTGTGTGTCTCCTACCCTGAAGTAGCCCTTAGCCTCTATCAGTATCTTCTTGTCTTCGTTCACAAAGTCAGGCGTATACTTCCTGTGTGTTGTGTAAGGCAAGTTGTAAGGCTCATAGATAAACTCTTTGGTTAGTGCGTCTGCTAACGCTGACTCTAACCCTGACCTGTACTTAATCTTTTTCTTAGTCACTGAGCTTCAACTCCTGTACGTTTGGCTCCTTCACTACCTCGCATAGATACTTAGGCTGGTAAGAGTAGTTAAACAAGCGCAGATTAGGGTAACAGTGCTGCTTGTACTGACAGTAAGAACAACCCATAGCCAGTTGCATATTACCTGACTTACCGTCTGGCTTAGGCTTATGACACACTGCCTCTGGCTCAGGCTTTTTTACCATCTCCTTGAGGTACTTAATCCTATCAGCTATCGTACCGTTGAACTCCATGTCAACTTTAAACTCTGGGTCTGCTAAGTCGTACTTCAGGTAAGTGAGGTGACCTACTGTCTTATCAATAGCTAACCAACCAATCTGTGTCTCGCCTTCTGAGTAGGCGTAGGCTTTAATCTGGTCTACGTAGCCAAAGGGGTCATCCCTAAGTATCTTACCTTCTTTAAACTTCTTAAAACCAAAGCTGCTCGCAGACTTGACATCTGTAACAATACCGTCAATCTTGCAATCCATAGAGCCTCTGATACCCTCTACCTCACACCGCTTCTGTTCGTCTGTAACTGTGTGGCCTGACATGCGGGTAAGGAACAACAACAACTCTTCCACTAAATGCCCGTACATAAACTTAACGTAGGTGTGTGGCTCAATCTTCTCTTTAGCAGTACCGTTTACTACGTTCCAGAGGAATCTATCAGTGCGTCCTACGTTCGACAAGCGTAGCGTTCGTTTATCTACTCGCTTCTCCCTGCCGAACTCTGTGCGCATTAGAGCCTTTACGTTCTCACCAAACTTCTCTATCTCTGCTTCTACGTCAACTGAAGGGTCTGCATCCTTGCTCTCCATCATTGCGTAGATATCGTCTACCAGCGTATCAGTCGTCTTGTTCATCTTCTAGCTCCTTAAAAGCTTTGATAACATCTGTTGAGAATAACTTCTGTAAATTAACCAAGAACATTCTACTGGCGTTATGGTCGCCACCACTAACTGTTTTAAACTTGTCAAGTCTTTTTACAATCTTTTTCAAGACGGGGGTGCTAAAGACTAACGTACAGTATTCTTCGTCACCGATACAGAGGTTGTGGAACCAGTAGTCTGACTCCGTAGCCTCGATACCTGAAGGCTTACCCCATGACTGGTACTCAATGCAGATGTTACCAGTACGTTGCCACATGTCTTTCTCTGACTTGACTTCTATCTTCTTACCCGTCAGCATTTCTGCTATCTTTTCTTCCCTGACCTCTCCGTAAGCTAAGTCAATGTCAAACTTCTTTCTATTCTCTTTACTGGGTTTCATTAAGCGGCTCCTTTGAATGCTACGTTAAACCACTTCTCAATGTTACCCGTCTGCTTGTCTTCGGTCATCTCTTCGTAGACTGCATCTAAACCCTGTTCCTTGTACAGCTGATAGTGCGGGTGTTTAGGGTTCCCCACTCTATATCGCTGTCCATCAATAATAACCCTCACCTTGTTTCGTTTAATCTTGTCTAAGGCATCAGTGAGTCTCTGCCCAGTTTGCTCCCAATTTGTATTCTCCTGCAAGGGGGCAGTTGAGTTTGTAGTGAAGTCCGGCAGCTTCAATACAAGATGTTGCCAAGCGGCCAAACCTTTCTGCGTCTTTTGATTTAACTTCTGTCTGGATTTCATCATGTATGTTTCCTATTATCTTATAGTCAATTTTATAAATGTTGGCGTACTCTACCAGTAAACACAATGCCTTCTTCATTACAATAGCACCTGCTGACTGGAGTAAGCTGTTCAGTGCAGCATGTTCTGACCTGATTGCCACTCGTCTTCCATCCAATCCAAGAACATAACCTCTTCCAGCAGCCACTCCAACCTGTTCTCGTAGTCTGCCAAGAGCTGGCGTATTTCGCAGGAACTTTGTTTTAAGCCTTTTACCGTCCTTTGCAGTTCCTCCAATGATGCTTCCGATTTTTGAATCTCCTGCGCCGTATAAGAAAGCGTAGATGAAAGTCTTTGCTTGGTCTCTAGTCTCAAGGCCCGCAGCCAACTGGTTTGCTGTGTGAATATCTCCTGTGAGTATTTCATTAGTGTATGCCTCATCTTTCATGTAGTGCGCCAGCATTCGTAGTTCTAAACCACTGGCATCCATACCAACCAAGCTATAACCTTCAGGTACTGTCCAGCAAGCTCTACATTCTTGGCCGTAAGGCGAGTAGACTGCTGGTACTTGACCCATGTTAGGGCTTGAGTGTGTCATACGGCCTGTTACAGCGCCGTTAGCGTTTACGTAACCATGTACTCTATCGTCATCCTTAACTGCTGTTATCCAGCTCTGTATCTGTGCTATACGCTTCTGAACTAGAAGGTACTCACCAATCAGTGCAGCCTCTGGTATACCCTTGACTTTATTGAGTACTGACTCATCTACTATGGGCTGACCCTTCTCAGTAAATGTCTCAGGCTTCCACCCAAAGTACTGTAGGTATCGGCCTATCTGTTGGCGCGAACCTAAGTTAAACTCAGGGTAATCAATCCTACTAAAGTCTCCTACTGCTGTCTCCCAGTGCTCACCTAAGAACTTCAGGCCAACGATGGAGTACGTACCGTCTTTCTTAACCTTCGGTGATACTTGTTTTATAAAAGTAGGTAAAGGCTTGAACTTCTCATGCACCTTATCCTCTAAGTCAAGCTTTTTCTCTTTTAATTCAGCTAATAGAGTAAATGCTTTTCTCTGGTCTAGCAGCCATCCGTTCTTGATTTGTTGAGCAATAATGTCTTGTACCTGATGTTCAAGGTCAACGCTCTCACTTCTAAAATCATTAAGCTTCGAGATGAGTTTCTTGTAAACAAGTTCATTAACTCTAACGTCTTGCTGGCAGTACTCCACCATATCCTGAGAGAAATTAAGCCAATCATTATAATCTCCTTTAGGGCATCCTAGTTGCTCACCCCAGCTATCTAGTGAATGACCGCCTTGGCGTGAAGGCTCTGCCAAGCGTGACATAACAAGTGTGTCAGTTACCTTCTTATCAGTGAAGTCTACGTTCCAAAGCTTTTTGAGTGCTGGTATATCATAGCCAATTATGTTGTGGCCTATAATTTCCATCTGCTCAGAGTAAAAGTAATCTTTAAAAGTAACCTCACTGGTAAACACTAGCTCTTTAGCTGTGCTTACTTCACGTACTGCAACACACCATATAAGAGTAGGCTCTAGCCCATTGGTTTCAATGTCAAAGACTATCTTCTTCATCTTCTTAAAAATCCACCTTATCATCAGCTACTGGACACGCTGTCTCAATCATACGTCCAGAGTCTTTATCGTAGTACAGGTAACAAGCTGCGCCAGTCAAACCAACAAACCGATTCTTCAGAACCCTAACGCACGTAGTGTTACGTATATCAGCGTCTGGGTGCTGCTGGTCACGTTCTAAGCCAATCACCATATCACTTAACTGTGCGATGCTGGCTGACCCTCTAAGCTCTCCTAAGCTAATCTTACCACCATCCTCGTGCGCCTTCTGACCTGATGGTCGACGTAGGTGTGACACTAAGAACAATCCAACTCCTGTTTCTTGTACTATCTTACGCAGGTTGGTCATGATACTGTCGATAGCCTTACGCTCATCTCCGTTCGCTTGGTCACTGACTACGATGCTCAGGTGGTCTAGGATAATCCACTTACAGTCTAAACCCTTAGCCATGTAGCGTATGCGGCCTAAGAGGTCATCCTCACTAGTACTACCCCAATGGTCAAGCATATAGATACGACCTGTACCCATAGTCTTTTCCCAGTAGCCTCTCTGCTCTTCGTCTGTCACTGCTGCCTTAACGTCTGGCAGATGTAGCTGCTTGTTAGCTTCAATAGACATAATGCCTAGTGCTGTCTTGGGTATGTCCTCTTCCAGCGCCAAGATACCAATGTTATCTTCTGTCTGGTTCAACAAGTAGTGTTCCAGCTCCCTGACTATCTGTGACTTACCCATGCCAGAACCTGAAGTAATGGTAACCAGCTCTTTAGCCCTAAAGCCGTGGGTGTATTCGTTTAGACATGTCCAAGGGTAAGGGATAGAAACAGTCTGTGCTTGCTCCTGTAGCAAATCCCAAGTGTCTAAGCCTGAAACAATACCATCGGGTCTGAACACCTTAGCGTCCCACCAGCTACTAACAAACTCTGACACCTTTCGGGCCTTCAACATATCGCCTGCGTCCTTTAGGGGCAGTGTTACGTTCTTAGCCTTGTTGGGTGTGAATAGTGTTAGTACAGACTGTGCTGCTTCCTGTCCCGCTTTGTCGTTATCGAAACAGACAATCACGTTATCGAAGCTCTCTAACCAGTCTAGGTTTGCTTTGATATCCTTAGTTGCACCGGCAGCGCCTGACCTAATTGATACTACTGGCCATTTGCCATCGAACATCTCAGAGACAGCCATTGCGTCTGCCTCTCCCTCAGTGATGGTAATGTACTTACCGCCCTCTCTATATGCCTGTTGTCCAAACAGACCTACATTGTCGAAACTTCCTGTAGCATAAAATCCTTTGTTCTCTACTTGTCTGACCTTCGTCCCTGTGGCCTGACCTGTGTCTTTATCGTAGTACGGGTAATGATGCTTGACAATCTTGCCCTCTGGGGAGAACTCTACAGTCACACCGAACTTAGCTGCGATTGCTTGTGAAATCTTCCTATCGGGGATTGACGCTATAGTTCCTGTCATCTCGAATGCTCTTGTTGATTTCTTACTTACTGAAACAAAGTCTGAGGCAGTTCCGTTGCCTCTCTCGTAGTGACCACACCCACCAGTAAAACAGTGGGCGTGGCCATCAGAGTACCTTGCAAGGTTGTTGCCTGAACCACACTTAGGGCATGGTTCGTGCTTCACAAAGGTAGACTCTTCTTTCATCCTTAAAAATCCTCTGCGCCTTCCATCTCTGCTACTTCCAGAACCTTGACCTTATTAAGGTAAGTACCAATACCGTGTACAGGGTGCGGCTGACCGTCTGTATATAGTAGCCTGACTTTAGAGCCTCTGGTCACTCGACCACTAAAGGCTGACCCATCAGGGTTTAGTACTGGTACGTCAAACTTGCTGCTAAACTTACGCTGTTTGACACCCTCATACTCTCTCAGCTTGACACCCTTGGCATCTAGCTCATCCGCTGTGGCTTCATCTAAAGACACTACCAGAGAGAATTTACCAGTGGTTTGACCGTTGTACATTTCATGCTCATTCAGGTTCTCAAATGCTACTGTACCTTCTAAAGTTGCTAATGACATAATTATTACCTTTTAGTTAGTTATTAAATTTACTTTGTTTATCTTCTTTAGTATACCTTAGTTAGTTACTTTAATGTTTAATCAAAGAACATAACATAAGTTCAGTCTAGCATTAGTTATACCCCCTGTCAACCTCAAATTCATCTAAACTCACTGTAAAATCAATTTGGGTGTCAACTGTTGCGTCAAAATCAGTGTAGGCTTTAGTTGAAATCTTACTACAGTCGTAGCACATACCCACCATTGTGTCTGTTTTACCGTAGGTTTTATTCAGTTCTGCCCCTGTCAATATAACGTCACATGCTTTGCATCTACTCATTTTGTCTCTCTCCAAATGCGTTGTTGTGTTTCTGTTTAAAGTCACTGTAAGGCATTGCGTGGTATTCCTGTCGTAGCCTATCAGCGGCCATGGCTTGCATCTCTGATACTGTCATGCAGTAGAGCTGATATTCGACCAGCTCATTGACCATCACATATTCACCATTGTTTAACCAGTCGCTCTTATGCTCATACCCTATCAACTGTTCTTTAATCTTACTCACTATTCGTACTCCCCATCATCGAACGTATAGGGTAAACCGTAACTGATAATAATGCAAGGTAGCAGTATAATCATACCCTCGAAAGGCAAAGCTTCCATATCCCCTGTAATGCCGTTTTGCGTCCATACTGGCCTAGATTGACACCATTCAATATCGATTCCAGTACCTGTACGCCATTCTACTGATAAAAACTTACCCCATAACATCATGCTCATGCTTTACCCTCTTGTTTATGTAATAGACCAGCCCTGAGACCTTTGTCGTAGCTTGTAAGGGCTTCTGGTGGCTCTCCTGACCCTACCCCAAAGCCTCTGAGGTAATCGCCGTCAGA